TATTCTTTCATTTGATTGTTATTTTAGACATTTATGAACTAATTGTATGTTATATTATACGTTATCGGGTATAATTTCTTCTGCTAACTCTAAAATATGGTTATCAATTACAACTTCAGGAAATGTTATTCCTACTAACAAAGATTTAAAAGCTACAAAGAAATCTTCAATTCCTGAATCATCACTTAACTCAATAGTATGCTTCATTCCGAATGCAGTTGCAGTAATTATTATTTTATCCATTGTTTAATATATTACGAATGTAGCCAACTATAAATACAATCAAAATTATTAATGGTAATATATACCAATAATCAGCGCCTAACTGTTTATACCAAGATAATTTAGGGCAGTTTACCGGTATTTCAATTAATACTTTTTTCTCGTAGTAAATAGTATCGCCTTTGCACTTGCCTTCAATATAAACTTTGCCAAATTTCTTTACATAAACAATTTCTAATTTATCTTTAAAAATATAAACCGAATCCACAGTATCATTAAATACAGTATCTGTTTGAATTGAATCAACTATTATAGTATCGTGAATAGTTACCATTACACTTGCAGTATCTTGTGAGCAGAACTTATCTATTGCTTGGCTCTTTGTATAGCAACTACAAATTAAGCAGTAAAGTATGGCTATTATGATTGAATAAATTGATTTCATTTGCGTGTTTTGTTATTAGTTTGTGATGTGCGTTTATCTATTAGTTTCTGCTTGTATTTAGCTTCTATTATAGCCACTATTTTTGCTCTTTCTATATCTACACTATCTAAAGTATAATTCGCTTTCTGCTGCCCTTCTTTTAACCAATCCATTCAATATTTTTCCACCACCTTTATTCCACTTTGCAAACTCTAATCCTATCGTAATATCATTTGGATTTGCATTTACTTTTTTTAGCAATGTACTTGATTTTAAATTAGCATTTCCACAGTTATAAGCAAAGTCAGTTAAAGCATCAAATTGGTTTTGGTTTATGTCATCAAGACAATAAGAATCAACTGCTTGTTCGTATTGTTTTAAAGTATCTTTTAATAACTCAACTGCTTGTAATTCGGTTATTGGATTATCTTTTAAAGTAACTTTTAAGCCATTGGCATAACGAGTGCTACCATAGCCAATCGTTGCAACATTTGCTGGACATAAATAAGGTATTTTACTAAAGCCTTCAAACTTTTTAATTAATTCAATTAGGTTATTACTTGCTTTCGTTATTTTCATTTGATTTTATTTTAGTCAAATATCCACCAAGTGCTATTACAGCAGGTATGATTAACTTATTCCAATCTTTTGTGATATCAAATGTACTCATATCAATTGTACTCCACGCAGTAGCTATTGCTACTATACCACCAATTATAGTTGAAGTGTGTGATTGCCAATTTTGTTTAATCTTGTTCATACCAATTCTTGCAAATTTTAGCTATTGATAAAATTGAAAATATTAAGGCTGATGCTCCTGCTAAAACTTGAATGATTGGTAGTACAGATATTGCAATTGCAGTTAATACACCTGCCCAAGCAAATCCGTTGTCTATAAGTAATAAAATGTTTTTGTTCATTTAAACTATTGGTGGAAATGGTGATGGAATAGGTGGAACGTACTCTGCTTGTGGGCAGTCTAATAACCAACTGTATTCAGTATTAGCAATTAATATTTTATCTTCATCGGTCAAAAATGTAAACCAAATATCATTTATATCTTGAACACAATTAAAACATTGGTAGGGTGCAAATTCTTTGCCTTGTATGTTTATTTTTTGAGCAACCGTTAAAACATATCCTATCATTATACTTGTCTGCTTAAAGTTGTTTGAAATGCTTGTACTGCTGTATATAAATTTAATTCATTAGTTGGATTTAATCCATTACCTATTGAACATAAAGCATATTGTTTATCACTAAAAAAAACAGCAGTACCACCACCATTTGCAGCACCTAAATATAAATTATTATTAGAAAAACTGCCAGTTCCTGTTGCAGTTTTAATTAAAGAACCATTTTTGTATAAATTTTGAGTTCTTGAGCCATTTGTGCCGCCAGACCAAAAACCTTTAGAATCTAAATTTGCTATACTTGTTAAATAGCTATTATCTCCAATTCCTAAATATACTAAATTAGATATATAACGAGAAATTAAGTAAACAGGATCTCCAGTCATTCCTACATTATTTGCATTTGCTAAATCATAACTTGCAAGATTTGTATTATTTCTTACATATATAGATAAATTAGTATCTGTTAAAGAAAGACTAACAAAAGTATTTAATCCAGTATCCATAAAAGCATTTATACCATTACCAGTAACTCCAGTATTTGCATAAGTCCAACCACCATTAAAAGTTCCAGTAAAACTTGCACTAATTAAATTTTGAGCACAAGCAGCAGCACTAGCACCAACCATTGGATAAACTGCTTTCATTGATGTCCATATACCTGCTGATTTCATATCTAAAACAAGTTGATTAGTAGCTGTCATTTCAGTACCCGAAAGAGTGCCACCTGCTGCTGTTACTCTTGCAAAGAATGCTTCTGCATCAGGGTCGTTTTTTTTACCACCACGATAACCACCAACCCTTACATTAGTTGTGCTAATTCCTAACATAACTATTGATTATTATAAGCTATTGCAGTTCCACTTGTTAAAGTAATTGCAGTAATTGTAGTTCCTGCTTCTGCTGGTATAAACATACCTGCGCTAACTGTTGCACTATTAAATGCTTTTGTAGTTAATACGTTTACTCCGTTCATCTCTAAAGTTCCAATTACTGCATCAGTATTAATTACAATTCCTGAATAATTTTTACCTGTCTTTGCTGATGATGCTGCGATAAATTCGCATCCACCTACTCCTGATATTTTATCTAAATTTGTCATTTTTTTATTTATTTAATTTTATTTATTTTAAAGGTATTTGACACCTGTTTCTTTCTTGTGCTAATTCAAAAGTTAAATTCATTTCCCAACCATTTACCTTGTCTGCTAATGCTTCTCTTAAAGGTACTAAATTTGTTGCAAAACTTAATAAAAAGTAATCTTGGTATATTGGGTTAGTCAATGCCGAATAAACGTCTTGTGCTATGCTTAAACAATCGCTTAAAGTATCACGTTCATTTGTCTGGTCATCCTTTTGTATATCCATTACTTTTACGTTCATATTTAAACTTAAAGTATTACTTTCAATACTGCTATCAATTACATCAATCCATAATAAAGGGTACTGCTCTTGTTCACTCGCTGAAATATCCGATGCTTCACCAAAATTAAATCCGTTTATCTGTGCGTGGTTTGTCGCTATTACTTCGAACAGGTTTATTATTTGATTGAGGGTGTAAAATTGCATTTTCTTTTATAAATTTTTGTAACTTTTCTATGTTTCTAATCTTTGTTTTCATTAACAATAAGTACAAGGTTGTGTTAATTCTCTTGGTTCTATTTTTATTCCTTGAAAGTTATATCTTCCACTACAACAATCATCGCCATCTAATAACATTCCACTATTATAGTTTGTTCTTTGTGGGAATATAGTATCTATACCTACACCAGTTTGAGTTAAATATAAAGGGTAAGTAATTGTATTAGCTAATAAGAATTTAGTCAATCTCTCGGCATATACTTGTGCTTTGTTTCTTGCCTCATCCATTATATCTCTAATCTCACTCATACTTGCAGGCTGCATATTGTCAGCATTCTGAACACCTACACTCTTGTTAAAGTATTTGTAATTCATTGCTAATGGTAATTCTACTTGCATATACCAAATCATAGTATTAGTAATGTAGTTATCAATTAAATTCTTATTTGCATTGGTTGTTGTACTCGCTGCAATTTGTGTTTTTAATTCGTTGTATAAACTTGTGCCTAATATCGGTAATATATAAAATTCTTGCACCTCAATAATGGTAGGAGTTACAATCTTCATATCAACATTATCCTGTAAAACAGAACGCTGTTTTAATGTTTGTTCGCTTAAAAATAAAACTTGTGCTGCCATATTATTTAACTTTTTTCACTAATTCTTGAATCCATACATGACGACAATATGGTAAATTTACATCCTTGTTAGGGTCATGATACCAACCACCTCTGCGCCTAAATGCATCGTAGTTAGGTATGTCATAAACTTGTCCTAAATCATTACCAATATTTTCAATATCTTCTCTACTAAAATAACGTGGATTGCTCATCATTGCTGCACAAAAATCTCTACTTTCGCCACCCTCAATTAATGCAGGTGCATCACTTCTTAAAGCATATTTGTAACGAATAAACAACTCGCTAAAACTTGGTACGTCTTTATTTGTTCCTTTAGTAGTAATCTTTAAATTTTTATCAATTAATCCATCGCCTATTAAAGTTTCAATTGCATCAGTAACTTTAGTTTTATCCAACTTCATTACTTCCATTAAACTTTCAACTGTTATGTCAGGAGTCTTTTTAATTAAGTCTAATATTCCTTGTTCAATTTTAGATATAAAATCTTCCTTGCCAAACATTACTTTTTTAGTTTTTACAAGTTCAAAGTTTTCTACACTTTCACCATACTTGCTAAATGTTTCGTAGTCTATTAAGTCTTTTACTTGTTTGCTAAATTTAAAGCCAGCAGGTGCAGTTACGTCAGCACTTGGAACTATTGCATCTCCACCCACTACTGCTTCTTTTCCTATGATTGCACGAACCTCGTTTGGAGTTAATTGGTTTAATACTTTTGTAGCTACTAATGGACTTAATGCGCCTAATGAATCTGCAACATTTGAAACTACGTTTTTAATCTCTAATGGTTTTCTACCTATCACTTCTCTTAACTCATCTTTTGTTAAAATTTGTGATAATGTAGCTTCACTAAATGAAGGCATAATAGGCTCAAGTTGTTTAATTTTTAACTTACCTTTTACAGGTGCAAAAATATTAAATATTTGCTCTTGAACTTCTTGTTTTGGTGCAACATAAGTTGTGTTAAATAAATTAAAAGCATCAATCATTTCTGCTCTTGCACCTAATTGACCTTCTACACGAACTCCGAAAATAGTTGGCGATACAATTTTATGCGAAACAAAAATCTCTTGTTGAATAGTATCGTTTAACGCAGTGTATTTGTCTGCAAAATCTCCTGCGCTTAAATCGTTTATAATTGCTACTCTGTCCTTGTCATCTGCAAAGTCTACAACTATTGAACCTGCGCTATCTGTGCTTGTAAATTTACTCTTTAACTTGCGTTCAGTAGCTTTCATTTCGTCATCGCTTGGTATGCCATTAACGAAAGTAATCATTTTACTACCTTTGAAAGAATTTTGTATTTCTGCTCTGTGATAATTTGCTACTTCTGCATCTGTTATAATTGCAGGAACTCCACCAATGTATTCAGGTAAAGTATAAGTTCTTAAATTTGGTCTATAACTCTTGTAATAGTAAATTGATTCTGCTTGTTTAACATTAGGGTCATAAGCAGGTAATGTAGTAAATAATGGTGTGTTGTTTTCGTTTCCACTTTCATCAATCCATTCATCTGAAATATAGAACTCTGAATTGTCATCATTGCTTCTTACTGTGCAATAATCAATGTGATATAACTCTTGACCTTTTTTACCTTTTGTTCCAACTACTTTAATATAGCATCCACCAAATAATTCATTGTCTAAAATTGTTTTTTTAGCTAAATCATTTAAGGTTTCGTACTGGTTAGGGTTATCAATAAATGCTTGAAGTGCAATAACCTCTTCACCCTGCATTTCTGATTGGTCAAATGTCCAACCTTTGCCACTAATATATAGTTGTTTGCTTGTTACAATTGCATTATGCTTTGCACTACGATTAAATAGTAATACAAGGTATTGAGGATAGTTATTTTCTTCGCCATATTTAATCCAATTCTTTGACTTTTGCTCCACAAACATAGGAACTTTGTCATTAGAAAATCCGATTTTAATAGTTTTATCTGTATATGCCATCTATTGTGGTTGGTAAATTATGTTAGTTTCATCTTGTACATCGTATTCTGTCGTAGCTTGTGCATCTAAAACAACATCAACTACTCCAACTTCTACTGTTTTAGTTATAAAAGTAACTGCATCTGCTGCTGTTGTAAGCCCACTTGTATTCGCTAATGATGTTTGATATACCTTATAGTTATAATAACCCTTAAAACCTAACGTAACCTCGCCATTTAAAGTGTTTGCTGATACCTTTTCAATTATACTAAACTTATTATATCGTGTTTTATAACTGCTTGTATCAGTACCTATAAAATAGTAGGGTACATTTGATGTTTGGTTTGTGAATAAAAACAAATAAATAGGATTTGTAACTGTTGAATTTTCAGTTAAAGTAACTACTACGTTGTTTGTGCTATTTTTTAAAAATCTTATCACTAAATATAAATATAAAAAGTTTGAAAGTTTGCTAAATATCTTTATTAACTCTGTTAAAACAAAAAAACCAACCGAAGTTAATCGATTGGCTTTTTGCTATGAAACAATGAAGAATTTTAAACTAACATGTTAAACTAACAATGCTGCTATGATAGCAGAGTCAACCTCTTGAGAGAATGTTTTCTCCATGCCAGCCCAAGTTAGTGAGTAACCATTAAATTCATTTAGCGCAGCCCCTGAAGTTCCTGTTCCACCTGTACATTCCATACCGAATGAAGAACCGAATAAAAAGTATTGACCGCTTTTCATTTCAACAATTATAGAAGTTCTGTTCTTAATAATTTGTTGTAATTTGAATTGTGTTTCATAAGCCATTTTTAAGAAGGTAGCTGCGATAGTTTGCTCATAACCTACTGTTCCTACTTTAGGGTCAGTATTGATGTTATTAGTTGTGCTATTTGCGCCACGTGGCTCTAATGCATAAGTAAAATATTTTTTACCTGATGCTTTTGTTATTGCTGTTACATAACCACTCGCATTTTCAGTTACCGCAGTAATGTTTGCTTGTTCTGTTATGTATAAATTTTTAATACCACCAACTGTGTCTTTACAGTCAAGTGCATATCCTGCTACTATTGCGCATGCCATGATTTTAAATTGGGTTTTAAAAAGGGTAACAACTTTTGGCTGCTACCCTTTTGTGAATTAAATTGTGAATTTAACGATTTCTTGAACTTGTGATACTTGAACACCAAGTTTAGTTCTGTATTTGAATCTAACTAAATCG